TGCAGAGGTTGCAGTATCTGCATTGCCGACAAGTGCTCCAACAAAGTTAGAAGCAGTGATGTCTTGCGAAACTTCTAAAGATCCCGTAATTCCTGCATCACCTGTGTGTTGTCCGTCCCAGTCTCCCGTGACACCAGTTAGACCAGAGCCGTCGCCATAAAAGCCAGAAGCTGAAATGTTTATAGAAGCTGAGATGTCTCCTGTTACTTCGATATTCTGATCGTCTCCGTCGAAGTTGACCCAATTTGTTCCGGCGCCGGTGCCTTTGTAAATTTTCACATCGCGATCTGGTCGGATATATACATCTCTGCCGGCTTCGAGGTAAAGATCTAGACCTGTATTCTTTGCCCAGATCACACTTCCAGTGTTTTCAAAATTTATTGATGGAAGATCGGTGCCGAGATAAACAGAAGCGGTAATATTGGGAGCTGAAATGTCTGACGAGGCAGAGATGTTTCCTAAGACATCAAGTGATCCCGTAATTCCTGCATCACCTGTGTGTTGTCCGTCCCAGTCTCCTGTGACACCAGTTAGACCAGAGCCGTCGCCCTGAAAGGAGGAACCTGAGATTCCATTCGAGGCCGAAAGAGTCTGAAAAGATGCTGTGAAGTAATTTGTAAAATTGCCTTTGTGAAGAAAATTTTGAGGAGACGGATTGGAACCAACAGAAACAGTGCCGCCTTCTAGTTTTATGGAACCGCCTGAGCCGACATCGATGTTCACCTGTGTCGCACCTGATAGGTTTAGTGCTGTTAAATTTGCCTCAATGTCAAGAGTTGTGTTTCCAATACTGTCTATTCTGAGGCCTGAGCCTGTGATAGGGGTCGCTGTTGTATTTCCAGCGGCAAGTACTTGAGCTAAAGTTGGATTACTTGTGAGCACACCAGTTAGACCAGAGCCGTCGCCGTAAAAATAAGATGCAGAAACACCAATAGACGATGTAATTTCGTCGATATGGGCCTTGTCCCATGGCTTGGCTAAAGTTCCAATCTCACCTTGACTTCCTGTTCTTGGTACGATATTTTTTGTTAACATCTGTGCTTCCTCCGGATTACTCTACTTTAAATAGATATTTTACTTTGTTTTCGCCCACATTAAAAGCTTGGAGACTTGAGGAATCAACGGTAACTGATGGAGATTGCAACTTTCCAACATTCCTAACATATAGTCCAGTGGTTCTTTCTGATGCCGTGACAATGACAAATTTTGCCCTCTGATCTAAGACCATGTTTCTAATAATTCTTACTTCATCTATAACTTCGGTGGTCATTATTTTGTTTTCTCCGCGTTTGGCGATCTCATGGAACCCTCAATGACGCGAGATCTTGTTGTCGCGTAGGTTGGGGTTTTATGAAGATATTTGTTTCTCTCAAGAATGTGACTCTCGATAACGTTCAATGGTCCTTCGAGGATTTCTGCAGATGCAGGAAGTTGTTGTCGCAACATGGACACAACGGCGTCGTCAATCCACTTGAAGTAATCATAAAACTTACTAACATCTGGCGTGTTTTCCATTTTATCAAAAAATTCTTTTCGTATAAGAGAAAGTTCTTGATTTAATGTGTTATATTTATCTGATGGCTTCAGGTATAAAGAAGCTAAATCTGCCGAAGTGGAGAAGAACTTGAGCATCTCGTCGGAAATAATCTGATAAAGGCTTTTCTCGATGCCGAAAGCCAGACTTGTCGGGTTTGACAATTCCTGCTGAATCTCTTCAGATGGCGTCAATACACTGACCATATCTGCGGCCGATGCGTTTTCTGGATTGATTCTTCTCAAGGTGGGGATATATTCTTGATTAATCGCTGTTACATTAGCCGGGAAGTCATATCCTTTTCCTTCGTGAATATAGCCAAATGAATCATACATGGCTACTTTTTCTGCCGAGCCTGATGAGAAATCTGCAATGTCGAATTCTCCCAAACTATTTGCTGCAGTTGTCGTTTCAAAGTTCCAGTCTAATTTTAAAGTATCAATTGCCGGCATATCGTTATCTGCATTGAAGATCGATCTGTTTGGATCTTTTATTCCATAACTCCCCAAAGTTTTTGCATGATTTGTGATGGCGTCGTCAGATAAGTGTTTTGCCCAGAAGCGCACACCAGAAGCGAGGACATCTGATTTTTGAATTGTAGAGCCTGTGAAGTTTGTTTTATAGGCGCCGGCATAAATTCTCTTCCCTTGTTCGAGGAAACTCTTAGCTTTGGTTGAGTCGAGGGATGCGGTGAGGATAAATGAGTCATCGATTCGATCACCAGCGGCGTTGACGCCTTGAAATTCAATTATATAGGTTCCCGGTGAAGCGTCTAGATCCTCGTTCCTTATCTTTGCTGCAAGGTTCCATCTTTCTCCACCATAAACTTCGGAGAAAATACTTGAAGTCAAGTCAATGCCGAGGGCAGATGATGTTAGTTGAAAATGGGCGTTTGGGCCATTGGTCTGTTCTCTGTTTGCGTAAATCTGCAAGTCTGCGTGATCTGTTGCGAGCCACGTAGTATCGCTACTGTCGGCGCCATGGCATCCAAAAATAGATGATTTTGTAAAAGGAGTATCAAAATAAAAAGGTGATGCAGCGGTTGGTTTTTCAAGGAACAAAAAATCACCCTCAAGGGTCATGCCGTGAAGAAGATTAAAATCCCCAGATGATGAAATCCAGTTGCGAGAAGGGGCGAGCGAACTCGTGTTTTGACAAATTGTAGACTGGAACCTTGTCGGATCGTTGAAATCAATTGTATTCTTTTTTATCGAAGCAGTCTCGTATTTGTCTTCTAGTTTGTATTCTTCGTTGTTACTGTAGACCTTTAATTTGAGAAGGTCGTCACTAATACCAAAACATCGAGAAAGGTTTCTGAATGATTTTTCTGTTCCCTTCGAAGACATGATGAAAGTCAAGTTGTTGTAAATATTCTGATATATTAAGTTCTTAATGTCGTTTAGTTTATACTCCAGATCTCCGCTGTTGTTTCGATCCATGAATTTCTCAAGAACCGTAGCGTCCAAGAAGAAGTCGGCAGTATCAAAACCGAGATTCTGAACATTTCTTTTGATAAAACTGTGTGGCTTTTCTGAGCCGGATGGATAACCCAAGTTCTTTATTGCGTTTGCCTCGGATACACCATTTTGCAGAGTGTCCAAATATGAAGACATGACTTGAGTTAATTTTAACAAATTCAGTTGTCCGGAATCTTCTTCGCGAATCCACATTGGCATTGAATTGTATAGGGATGCATTGTTTTGCTGATCGTACATTAAGCCTGATGCTTTTTTTGATTCTTTCAGGGCGACGACCAGAGAATCCTGTTCGTATATGATGGGATCTTTGAATTCTTTGGAGGAGGCGCCGCTCTCAACCATTGCAGAGGTTGTACTGCGAGCTGATGAAACATACCCAGTCCAAACGCCATTAGAGGTTCTACCTGAATAATCCAAGACAGTTGCGTCCAGAAACTTTGAAGTGATCCCTTCGTTAAATTTATAATAAACACCTAAAGTTGTGTTAGCGTCATCAGTGTTTGTGCCTCCAAAAACCTGAGTTTTCCAGTTTAATCCGATTTGAGTTCTGGTTCGTTCCTTTTTCCAAAATCTGAATTCGTCGATAGAACCTATCATTTTACACCAGCCGGGGACCAATACAGGAAACGGACTGACGTCGATCTCGCCATCAGGCATTAAATCTCCAGATGCATCAATGTCCCAAATAGAGTTGCCGATTGGCGATGCAGATGGCATCAGGTCATCAGTACTAGAAGGATCGTTATCCCAAGCCGTTGGTGGATCGGTCTGTGCGTTCAAAGGCATGACGGAGGTTGAGTCAGAGGCCCACCACCCTTCTTCAACGCCGGCTGCGAGAGAGAGGCCGTCTGCTGGTCGGGCCTCATAGTAGGCGCCGATGTTAGCTACAAGGGCGCCACGAACTGGGCCTACTGGTGTTCCTGATATTTGTTCCTTATATGTGCCGTCGATATACAGATCTGCTGTTCCGGCAGCGGCATTGATTGTGATTGCATAATGATGCCACTGGGAATCTGCAATAGATGTCGGTGACGTGACCGAGAACGTATCTTGGATACCGACTGTTCCAGATATATATGCTAAACCCAGACAGGGTTCTGTTGGTTCATTGTTTAAATAAACGCACATTCGGCCGTAATCATCTGTCCCTTGTGTAGAACCAGATGCCCACATGTCGAAAACAATTTCCTGCTGACCTGCGGCATGGAAGGCGCCCTTCTTTAGCCAGAATTCAATTGTGTTACCCGGAGATTCTCCGAGTGTTAAGTTTGATTCTCGATTTTCTGTGGCGTCGATTATGTTTGCTGTTCCTCCAGCAGAAGGAAACAGACTAGCTAGGTTTGTCGCGGTGGCGTCTGTTGATGGGCCGCCGAAGATGGTAATATATTCTTTGTTTGTGGGTAATGCATATTTACCCGCATCTTCTGTAGCATCTGTATCTCCCCACCCTGCAGATGAGATTATGGCGTGGCCATTGGTGCGAGGATATTCATTCTCAAAAATATAATTATCTAAACCAGAAGCAGTTAAGTGCCACCGGTTCTTTTCATTTTTTGAGCCGTCGTATGGGTATTCGTTGTAGATATTCTCTATGGCTGAAACATAGTATTGCTCTGCAGAACCATATGTTACAAACTTTTCTGGATCTGAGTAGTCCATTCTTGGAATTACTCTTTGTTCTAATTCCTCCGAGGTTTCTACGATCTTATAAGACTCGATGTTCTCTGCTTGCAACTCGTCTCTATTTTTGGAAGTTGGGGCTCGTTTTGCCATTATTCTACCCTAAATTTAAACAGTTCTGATTGTTCCTCATAGCGGTCATTCACCTTATAAGAAACCTTAATTCCATAAGAATAACCGGCATCAAAGAGAGACATATCAATATCAAAATAATTACCGTCCTTGTCATAAGACATTTGAGTATATCCGGCGTTGGCACTTCCTGTACCATAAGAAATGACGTCGAAATCGTCAGCAATGCGGAAGATGTTATAATATGCATCTTCAATTATCTTTGTCTCTATGTTCGTCGTGGCGACGGAATATATTGTCGGATTCCAGTCCTTATCCCGAATGAACATTCTCATGCGGGGCTTTTCCGAAGTTGCATAAGATGGCTTCATGTTGGTGATGTTTGAAACATATTCGCCCGTATCGGCTGCGGTGCTTGTAGAAAAGCTTCTTACAGCTATTTGACTTCCTGTCGCATATTCAGTTCCGGAGCCGTTGTGCCAGACGTCGTACAGATAAGAAGACGTGGTGTCAATAGCAACGGATGCAGAATAGATACCAGCAGCAACCCAGCCGCCAGAAACTTGCGTAACACCGATACCGTCTGGACCTGAACACGTTAGTGCAGTTCCTACGGGGGCTGTTGAGGCGCCATAATATAGGCTCATTGAAAGCTCTCCGGTGCCAACAGCAGGAATGTTTTGTAATTGGCCACGAACTTGATTGTATAAATAAAGTGTGTTTAGATTGTCTGCGCCGGGAACCAAAGAGCTTGATGCATAAAAAGAATTTCTTCTATCTTTTCTAGCTGAATCCCAACGGGCTTCGATGGTTGGTTTGTAATAAAAATGTTCTGTACCTCTTGCGTAGAACTTCTTTGTGTAAAAGCTGCGATCCATGGCGGCATAACTAGATGAAATCTGAATTCCGATTCCGTCTGAGTCTTTTGTTTCTGCGAGCCACTCTTCTACCAAAGACGTTATATCAATCTCGATATCTTCGGTTCCAGTGCTTAAGTATTGTGAATAGGCAGGAGTGCTGTGATAGTCTCCACCTTCGGAAACCCAGCCGCCATCGTCGCCAGAGGCCGAAAGAGATGCTGATATCCAGTTTGAAGTGCCTTTATCGGCATAGCTTTCCATGTCGAGGCCATAACCCTCTGTCCAGGATCTTGAAACAGGGAGGACGGCTAAGCTGTAATCTTTTGGTAATGTCTGACCGTGTGGGGCATTATACATTCTTAAGTAAAATGATACGTTGCCGTTTGTTGGAATATCTCCAGAGGCCCTGTCTGCTGTGATGTCTGAAATCGGGAAGTTTATCAAAATCCTCGATTGTTCCATCGAAGAGGTGTTCGCCTGTCCGTAAATTGTAAATGTCTCTAGGATATCAGATTCACCCATATTGGAGCCTGTTCCGCGAGTCTGCAAGTTAGATTCAAAAGCATTTGTTATCGTGTTATCTGCGTTTGCTGTGTATCTTTTGATGGCCATTATCTAACCGCTCCTTTAATATCCACATTCGGGTACTTAACTTCATAAATAGCATTGCGGGGTATGTTTATCGCCCTACCATCTGTAGATAAATTATCGGTGATACTAAATGTTGTCGAACTATAGTCTGCACCGTTCTTGATGTTTATCTTTACGTCAACAACGTCAATAACACCTTCAACATCTTTTAAAGCCTTGTAGACATCTGTTATGTAAAAGGCTTCTCCAATATCTACTTTCGCGGTGAAGTGTTCCGCAAGTTTCGAAATGCAACTTTGCAAAATAACACTACTGTCTTTATTTAAATCTCCGATCACTGTGAAATCAACACCAAAATTAATAATCTTTGCATCAACGATCTCGATAGCGTCGTTAATCATTCTGCCTTTATCTAGCCATGTTTTTAAATTATCTTTTAAAATTGAATTTGCTGCGGCAAGGTGGTCGTTTGAATCTATTGCGATGGTGGCGATATTCAAGTTGCCGCGACGGGGGTTGGGATTAGAAATCGCTTTGACCCTTTTCATGGCGCCGAATTTATACGGCATCGAATAGGCCATTGTCTCATAGTCTTTCAATGTAACTGCGCGTCGTTGGTTCGCGTAGGAGTTTTGCACTCGTTTTCGCAAAATCTCAACGTTGTCGGTGTCGATGGACCCGACGATGGGGGAATCGTTTGTAGACTCCACACTGGACTGGACTGCCTGAACTGATGCTTGGTCTAGGGTTGCGATGTCCGCGAACTCCAAAATTGGAGTATCAACCATTGTTAGCGAGTTCGTGCTAATGTTTGTATCTTCTTTTGTGTTTCTTCTGTAAACAATCGTCAGAGCTGTGCTTGATGGTGAGACACCGAGAGAATCTGAAGATAGAAGTCTTGATGGATCTAATTCAACATCTGAGATGTATTCTTTACCATACATTTTAACGGCAACGCTCGATGGATCCAAAACGTTTTCGTTTGAATTTTCTTCTTTGCCGGAGCCAAACTGAAGCATCATTCCTGCTGCAGTTCTTTTTGTGGTAAATCGCCTTGGGACAACGAGCGGCTTCAAAATCTCTCGAACAGAGAATTGTGTTGTGGTATCCCTGTTTGCGATGGAGCGCATAACAATGTTTTGTGTAAGATAATCAACCTCGTAATATTCGTTGCCGGTGTCATCGTGAACCGAGACAATATTCGTTATTGCTGTATCTGCAATACTTTCTGTTCTAAATTTTTCATATTCTCCGATGCTTATAACTGATGTTTTCAATTCTCCCGACGAAACTGCTCCATAGTTTTTGATCGCATAATGAGTTGGTGCTCCAGTGGTTGGGTTTACTCTGGCTACAACCATATCACCTTTAGAAAAGTTAACATCTTCGTCAAGAGTGAAACGTGCGCCGGAAGTGGAAGTCAGTGAGCTAGACTTTTTGAGAACTGGAATATAACGGTAGTCTGGTCCAGTTCCTCCAGAGTTGGCGGGGATCATAACAAAAAAGGTTGCTGTACCATGAGAAGACGGATTTGATTGCAATTTAAAGCCGGTCTGATTTCCCAAGCTTACGAGGTTTTGGAATTCTGTCGCTGTATCGACAAAGGATTCGTTAGCTTGATAATCCACATAAAAAGACAAAATGTCCCCAATATACGCAACGGTGTCCAACATGAGCGAGCCAAAGCCGGCCTCATTGAAATCCTGAAATGTGTCTGGATAATATCTTTTCGCGTGATCGACCAAATCCTTTCTGATCGTTTCGAAGTCTCTACTTGTATAGTTTATCGGTAGGTTACTCTTTTTTCCCATTTGTGTTTCTCCACTCTCCTAAATAGTTAAACATACAACTTTACGCTCAACTTATAAGGCGCCCATTTGCGCCAAAGGATAAATTAATGTATTCACTAATTGCGAGAGTAGGAACGGAATAGAAAATCCTAACACGCAAGGTAGCTTCTTCCTCACCCTCTTCGACGAGGAGATTATTTAATTTCACAAAGGGCATGTATTGCCCTAACTGCAGACCGACTCTTGAATTTATGCCCGATGTGGCCTCTCCTATTGATTGCTCAAACAGGAACTTCTGTATTCCGACACCGAAGTCGGGGTCCATCATTCTCTCACCGGGGATGGTTAATATTAGGTTCTTAAAGTTTTGCTTAATCAGAGATCTATATTCTCCGATGTGTTCGTACTCCAGTTCGCCGCTTTCGGCGAGGGGAAGTTGTGGTGTTAAAAAGTTTTTACTTGCTACCATGATTTATACCTCTTAGCATTCTTTCTCATCTCCTGATGATGTTTTTGCTGCATCTGCTGCATCAATTATTGTGTCTTGGAATTCTCGTAACGGAGGACAATCCTCTGCATCTTCAACTGTTTCGGCGGCGCCTGATTCTATAACCTCTGCTGGTGTCTGGTCTTCGCAAACAATAGGACCAACATTCAAGCCTGTGCTGGCGAGAGTTCTTTTTCCTGTTTCACTATCCTGTATCGCCTTCTGCAGCCTTGGTAAGTCTTTGAGAATCCAAATTAAAGGAGACACTACAGCATAATAAACTATTCCGAAAGGAGTTGGCGGGAACGGCGGGAGGCCGGCGATCATGGGTGCGATGGTTACACCGCCGGCGACCAAGCCTTCCAACGCAAAGGCTGGGATGCCTGTGGCTGGCATATCATAAGGACCGCCAAGGCCGAAGCGATTTTCGGCTCCTGCAAACAACGCATCATTAAACGACACTGCTTGGCTGAAATCGGGCCAATTTATGCATTCCATATCTAGAAAATTAGGAGAAGTTGGATCTAGGTTTGGCATGTTCTTCTTTATATTCTTTGGCAAGATTGGAAGACCAAGAATCTCAATGATGGACGAGGTTATGGCGACGTGCGGATCTGCAGTCTTCGACCAACCTTTGTAAGTTGTGAGTGGGGCAAGGAGCATCATCAAGAGAAGTTCTGGATTTAAGAATGCGTTTGCCATATCTGGGAACATATTTTCGAAGTTGAGAGCGAGGGCTGCTGCTTCCTTGCCGGCACACGGATCATTTTCTTGGTTCTTTTCCCACAACCAATCGAACATCGTTATGGTCTGTTTCTTTGTATTGTTAAACACACGAGACATAATCTGATCGTCAGAGGATTGTAGACAATAAATCATTACAAGAGAAGCTACATCGTTCAAGTCAAAACTGAAGTCGAAAAGAACTTTGAAAGAGCTTGTTTTAGTTAGTTTTTCTCTCATCGCCGTTGTTACCTGTTCCATGACGGATGCTTTGTTTATATCCTGCTGGTCGGCTCGTGGGACCAGTTCGTGGATGTGAGCCACTTGGCCGTCTAAGCCAAAGCGAGGAACAATAGCATAGTTATAAATTGCGTGTGTATGGTCTTCTACGGTGCCATCGGTGGTGGTGGTTACGCCGTTACCATTCTCGTCGATACTGTACACATGGCGATGGTCTGCAGTTTCAGTAGTGAAGCCGTCAAGATCGTATATTGAAGTGTTTCCGCAGTCGATGCTGTCAAAGTCGAGGCCGAGTTCTGATACAAGGTCTTCTGCGTTTACCTCAACGTTTGATAAGAGGATTTGCTTTCCTTGGTACTCTTGATAAAACGATGTTCCAATCTTGTCTATTTCGTCAAGTTGACTTTCTAATGAGAAGTCATTAAGTTTTTTTGGCTGCTCGGTGGCTGTCTCTTTTGTGATTGCATACAGCTCCATCTTCAAATTCTTATCCCCGAGGTCTGCATATCTCATAACAGCATTATACATCTCTTGCTTAACTGTTTCTTTCTTATTCTCGTCGTTTGGAATACATTTTCCATGGACAACCTCTTTAATGCGGTCTGTTACAAAGTTAAACTCTTCCTCGATAAAGTATCCCATTGCAGTGGTGAAACCTGTTGATTCAAACGCATCCTCGTCGATTGGCGGGGAATCAATAAGGCCCGTTTGAGCAAGTTGATTATATTGTTCTACAATCTTTGCCTTGAGGCCAAGGGCATCTTCTGCGAAGACATTAATATCTTGTTCTAATCTGCTTAAGATTAAACCCTTAATAAGAGGATCTTTCTCGCTGAAGAATAATTGAGAAAACGGCACAATTGCTCTGAGCGTTATGTCTACTGTGTATACTCGTGCGAGAATTCTTGGGGCAGCAGTTTTAAGGGCTGTGTAAAGTGGTGGCTCAGTTAAGCCATCAGGACAAGCAGAAAGGGTAGAATAGTCTCCAGCGACCTGTGTAGAAAAGGAATCCATATCAATCAATCTGGGGTTCACGTTTAAATCTAAAAAGTTAATTGCGGCCATTGGATCGCCATTGATGTCTGTAAAATTAGGGACAGCTTTCAAGAGAGGAGAATCAGCAACAAAGTATAGAATAGAAGTCATGATTTCTCGATATAAAGAATCATACACGCTTGTTTTCAACTCGTCTGGTGAAATTCTATTACTGTTTCCAAGGTTGTTAACGACGTCGGCGAAAGCATGTTCTTGGGGAATGTAACTCTCCTCTGGAGTAAAACCGGCTCCACCGTTTGCAGCTGCGGGTAACGCATCGCATTCGTGCGAGCCAGGCTCATAGCCGATTGCATTAAGAGCCAACCTAGTTTCTGAAGACAGGTTAAAGGGGACCTTTATAGAATTCATGAATATAGGGTCTGGATTTGTCTTTGTGAAAGAGACAAATTTATTTCCTTCAAGGCTGCGGCCCCAAGGCGTCATGTGAGTGACTTTTGATCTAGCGTCAGGTGGTGACTTAGCTGATTTTGGAGGAGGGATGAGCGAAGTGCGACTCTTGGTAATAATATTTTTAATGCCTCGTTGAGAATTTGACTGTCTCTGAGAAAAATAAGAAGCTTTATCTGAACCATTTTTGTCCGATAAAAGGAAGTTGGTCATGTTCGCAGACAGAGGGCCTGTTACGTTTCCGCCAAGATTAACTTTTAGAGTTGGGACCTTTGCAACTGCGCTACCACCGGTGGCTGGATCATAATCCGTGTACGGGCCAAGACTGGAACCTAGATCTTTAATTTCTACATCTGGATCTGTAACCTTGTCTCCATCAACAGTCGGTGATAGACTTTTGGGTGGTCGTATCTCAGTGAGGAACCCTTCGTCTTCAAACCAAGGGAAAGCAAGAGGATTCCAGTTAATCTTTACAACGCCGCCGACTCGTGAGCCGTCTGGTGAGCCGTCATCTTTCAGAGGGACGAAGCCTTGTTTTAACATTGATTCAAACTCTGGGTTGATTACTGTCTTTTCTATCTCTATGGTTTCTTCTTTTATGTTTCCTGACTCGTCGGCAGTCTTTACCGTTTCGGTGTCACCCTTCCAGAAGACTTTTTTAATATCGTTATCTTGGTTTCCTACGGAAGATTGGGCCAGTCTATAAAGGATAAGGTCGCTATCGTAGGCGGTTGTGACCGGAGAGAAAACGTCTCTAATTGTTGAGTTCAACGATTGCGCTTCGGCAGCTGAAAGAGGGACAGGAATGGCGCATGAGTCGTCTTTGGACTGGTCGTTGATTGCATCGGCTTGATCAAGAATGGACTGGACGGATGCCTTGTCTAGCGCCTTTTGAAGATCTGTCTTTGGATCGCCAAGTCTATCTTGCAAGTTTTGCGCTGGAGTGCAGAACTCTGGGTCTTCAGACTTTTGGTTTATTATATCAACGGCGAGCATTAATTGATCTATCGAATCTTGCAGACCAAGTGATGAACCTACAGAGCCGAAAAACATCTCTGTATCGTTATTGCTAAAAGTCATTCCTATTTCGTCGGAGGCGGAGTTTAAAATTTGTGCTGCAGTGGCGACAGTCATCGGGTCTGCACTTGATGCGAATAATGCGAGCATAGAATCTGGCGGGAGGGTTTGAGATGTCTTCTTTACAAGATTGATAAGAACCGTTTGCGGATTATTTGGTTCCGCATTGTGTATAGAAACTGTAGTTCCGTTGATACTTTCAAAAGGTTCTGAGCCTATTTCGTGCTCTTCTTTGAACTGGACTTGTCCAAGTCCAAGCGTTGTGTATTTGTGCTCTCCGTTAGAGCCCTCTGTGTGCATTTGGATTCCATCTGCGAGAGAGTTTGTAATTCCCTTTAAGAAATAATCTTCTGTTCCCGCCATCATAGCGTTCCACTTTTCCGGATCTCTAGTTGCGCTAATAAAATCCCCCAGTGGACCCTCTTCGGTGATAGACTTAAGATAGTTAGAACCAAGCTGCGCGAAATCATTAGAGTTGAAGGAACCCTTTATTAGAGATTTAGTTAAATCTTTCCAACCTTCACAGTCGAGGGCTTTCTCTAGCATTTGAATAAGGAACGTTGCGAGCATTCTGAGGAGGTTTTCGACAATTGTCTTCTTAATAACCAACTCTATCTTTTCGTGCGGATCTTTTGAAAAGGTAGGAATCTTAATCATTCGTAGTATGTCTCTTTTGATCTTCTTTGGATCAAATGCTACTTCAATGTCTCCAGTGATGAACTTGTTCAAATATTCACAGAATTTCTCTATGTCTGTTTCGCGATTAATGATATCTATAAACTTGGGTGCTTCACTATCCTTGAAGAGTCTTGCAACAATAATTTTTGCAGAATCTTCAGGGCCGACAGCAGTCAAGTCCATGCCGCTGGCTAAATCAATAATTTTCCCTGTATCGGAGGCAGTTGAGATTAAATCTTTGGCTGCGTCGCCCATGCGCCACCATGTCTTGGCGGAAGAGGAAAGACCTAAAGTTTTGAGGTTTATGTCGGTGTCTATCTTAGCAATACTTTTCCACTGCTCGCTGGATAATAATTTGTCAAAAACAGCGATTTCATCAAGCTGGCCAGCAAATCCTTTTTGACTCTTAGTTGCATCTTCTGAAGCTATGATAAATTCTGTACTTGTTGGAGCAGCCAGTGGTCCTACAAATATGTTTCCCGAAGTCAGGGTTGTCTCTACTTCTTTGCCGTGACTATATAAGGTGAACTGTCCCATGTTGCCGGCCCATGAAAAACCGAGGGAGCGCCACTCGTCAGTGATTAGACTAGCTGACTTCGAGGTGTATCTAGACACTTTACCCTCTGGCGAATACAACACCACCTGTATTCTTCCTGTTGGCGTCTTTTTAATTTCGAAAGAATCTCTTTGCATGAAGATCATTTTTGTCTTGTCTGCATTTGCAGCTTGGTTTTTTGTAGTGGTTCGGGCCTGAAAAGATACGGAAACGTCATCGGGCCCGTTTGGGTAAACTTCTTTACTGTCGAAGGTTCCTGATTTTAAAAGTCCGTTTCCGTTAAATTCTACTGCTTTAAAATTATATTTGCTCTCAATGAGTGCGTCCCATTTTTCTAGAGCGTTTCCTAATTCTTTCGCATCGTCGTAGAAATCAAGGAATATAAATTTTTCTATTACACTTCGCACTCTCCACAGGCCAATGTATTCTATCATCTCTCTACAATTGTTTGGGAGAAGACATTCTAACACTCTAAGCGGCAAAGTGGCTGGGCAAAGCTTGTTAAAGAATGGGTCCATAAAAGCCTCATTCCATATTTTCTGGAGCTGGGCTGTGTCTATGTCTTCGACACTTGCAGAAAGTCCTCTACCTCCTGCGGTGAGTGAACGAAAAGAGCTGCTGTTCTTAGGAATGTTTATAACCATACCTACTTTAAATGCATTTTTTGTTTCACCGTAGTTCTTGCGAAAGGTGGGAAGCAACTCTTTGTTTAGCTTCATTACATCCTTCCCTGATATTCTGTTATGTACTGTATTTACACTGATCGTCAGTCTTGCCGAATTGTCTCCTGTGGGCACCAACGTATCGCCTTCGACGACGGTGTATCGATCAGAGATTGCTGCAGCTAATGTGAATTTCTTTGTTCCCGACTTAATTGCAGCGGCTTTGGCCGATTTATTTACCGGGGCTTTCGCTCTCTTTCTGCTATTTTCAATAACATGCTTGGGCATGCCGGAGCTGCTAAGATTTCCAATATTGTTGGGATAGTGATATCTTCTAGAGAAATTTACATAATCTAACAGGGGATCAAAACCCCCTACCACGTTGGAAGAGCCGAAACCACAGTTCATTTTATTTTCTGCTCTCGTTAAATCTGTCTTTCCGAGCTTAGAGATCATTTCAAAATCTTCCAAATAACCCGTAAAGTTAAAAAATTTTGATTTAAGGGGGGAGTCTGCTTCAAAATCTGAAGCTGGGATAAATGATCTTATCCAATATGCGTTCACTTCTTCGGCTGCAGGTTTTTCAACAGGGCCGTCGGTACTGGGGGCTGCAATGGAGGCGGCGACGGACGAAGTATCTGTAAGTATCTTATAAAGTTCTTCGTCAAACATAAAAATATATATTCCTAGAAACTTCTTTGCCTTGTTTAGTGCAAAGGAGATTTGATACTTATCTTCTCTTGCAGGGTCTATGAGGTCGTGCTTGAATCCTGCTTTTTTAATCAAATGGGGGACTTCTTCGATCATAGCCAAGTGCTTGTCAAAATCTACCCCGTTTACCTTAAGATTCTTCTTCTTTGATTTAAGATCTGCTTCCAACTTTCTCTGAAAGAACATAAACAGTTCTCTGATAGATTGAGTCTTTTTTGAATAATATTCACTAAATGATGTGGTCTGAGAAGGGTCTAACAGATCTTTAATCTCGAATGTTTCTGAATCCAGCAGATATGACTTGTCTAATTGCGCGTCTGCAAATGTGGGGTTTAAAGTTATTAGAGAATCAACATCTTTGAGAACTTTTTGTTGATCCATCTTGTTTCCGTAACTCGAATCAGCAGCGAATTGGTCTGCGAATCGTTCTGCAGCGAGGTTGGCGGCCGCTTCTTGTTCAGCGTGGGCTTTAGCTCTGGCGGGAGCAATTTCGGATAAAATTGAGCGGTCTAAAACTGAGATGTAGACGACTTCTTCGTATTCGGACACTTCCCTGGACCCTGTGTATTCGGCGGAGCGGAAAAAATCATTAAGCGCCTTTTCGGTGCGTTCTGCCCAGATGCCGTCGGAATTCGTATTGTCGTTCTCGTTGAGTTCGGCGAGAAAATATGCAGCAATTAATTCATCTTGTAGGACCTTGATTTCCTGTTGCGGGGAATCTTTAGTGGTAGGCTCCGCTGATAATTGATGTCTTACTCTCGCTTCAAGCCATTCAAGGACACTCTTTTCGAGGCCATCTTCGTTGTAGACGAAAGGTGGGAAATAGTCTTGAGAAAACATATGATCAATGGCTATCCAGGTAAGGTCGCCCCAAACACCGTCGGCATTCGACTCGCCGGCTTCGTCTTCTTCGTCGAGAAAATGAGCAGCGATCAGGGCATGCTGTAGATATTCGATCTTCGCCTTGGGGGATTCTGGAGTGATAAGGGGCTGGGGCATGCTTATAAGTATTCTCTAGTTTAATTTGTGATAGGTACTTGAGAATACGGGCTCGCCTGTCTTCTCTGTATTTTCGCCGGCTTTGGTTAGGCCGAGATCTTCTACTTTATATTTCTTAAGGTCGTTCATGATTGCTCGGCCTGAATTTTCTACATAAGAGAACAAATCTAAAGAGCATTTTGCGTTTTGCTTGATGAGTAATGGATCTGGAATGCCTTTCTGGGCGTAGAAAGCTTCTATGTCTGTAGCCTGTGAGACTGCGCTGTTGAATTTTTTCTGATAGCTTACGAAATCCCAAAGCATAATTTCGAGCTGCTCGACGTATCCGACGAGTTTTCCGAGTGATACTGCGAGGTCATCTGCTTTCAC